TGGCGGAATGTATCCGGCACCTCCTAACGCACAACAGATGCAACCTCCGGGCAGACCTCCTGGCCCACCAATGCCGCCAGGACAACCTCCTATGCCTCCGAGGCGATAATGGCAAAAAAAGCATGTACAACTTGTAGAGTAGAGTATCCCGTTACCAAGGAATTCTGGCATCGGGATAATTCTGCTCATGATGGATTTCGTTCCACCTGCAAGATGTGTAGAGCTGAAGAGGTTGAGAAGAACCGAAGGAAGAAACTGGATGATAGAGTTTCCAAGATAGAAGACGCTGGAATCGACTTGCTTGATAATATGAGCAAAGGCGGTTCCAGTGTTCCTCATATGGCGGAAACATTCCAGAAAATAATGGAAGCCTTTGGTGGCCCCGGTGGATTTTCACAGCAAGTCATGTCCACATTTTACAAAGCAGCTCCAGGAAGTTTGCAAAGGCAGAGGATCCTAGAAGCTGTGCTAAGATTAAATATTAAAGTTTCCGAGTCGGGTGCAGCACAGAAGTCACTTGAAGAGCTTACTAATGAAGAGCTAGACAAAGAAATACAAGAGTCATTCCAGAGCTTCATAGACCCTGACATTAGCATCCTGCATAAAATAATACCTGCTGATGACAAACCCACAGAAAGCAAATGATATTCTCAGTTCCATTACGGAACATCAGAAAAAAGAACTCCGCGAACTTTATGCTGAAAAGGTCAAGCGAGAGTCTGAGGCACTTCGTTTGTATGAACCACTTCCTTTTCAGGATAGGTATCATTCTTCTCACGCCAAAGAAATACTGCTTCAGGCAGGCAACCAAGTTGGCAAATCTTTAGCGGCCTTTGTTGAAGATGCTAGAGCAGCAACCGGACAAGATCCATACGAAAAGTACCCCAAAGAGAATGGCATTATGGTTTGCCTTGGTATGGACGAAGGACATATTGGAAGAACTATCCACAAGTACCTTTTCCGCGAAGGTGCGTTTAAGATCATTCAAGATCACACCACAGGTAAGTGGAGAGCGTGGAAGCCTTGGATTACAGAGGACTGGGAGCGTAAGGCAGAAGCAAAGCCCGCACCTCCACTGATCCCCGAAAGATTTATAAAACAATTCGCATGGAAGAAACGGGCCCAACATGTCTTCGAGATTTGCGAACTTCACAATGGCTGGACTATCTATGCCATGGGTTCTAAGGGAGACCCTTCTCAGGGATTCCAGGCCGATTTAGTACATATAGATGAAGACCTTGAGCGTGCCGAATGGTATGACGAAATGATCGCTCGTCTGTCTATGCGTGATGGAAAGCTGAGATGGTCTGCGTTGCCCCACTCTAAGAATGATGCTTTAGTTAATTTAGCCGAGCGAGCCGAAGATGAGATGGGGCAAGACAACCCATCTACTCAGGTTATACGAGCAACGATTTTCGACAACCCTTTTATGCCGGAACAAGTCAAACAGGAGAATATTAAAAGGTGGAAAGCTAAAGGGGAGGATGAATTTAGAAAAAGAGCTATGGGTGAGTTGGTTACCGATAGTGTTCTCATGTACCCTAATTTTTCTAAGGATGTTCACAATGCGATTAAATTTGAAGATCCCAGAACGCCTATCCAGAAGTACCTTAGTGAGAATAATGGAGTTCCGGGCTCTGACTGGACGAGGTACATGGTCGTTGACCCGGGCCACTCTGTTTGCGCTGTTACTTTCTATGCCGTGCCACCAAGCGTGCTTGGCGATCATGTTGTTGTATATGATGAGCTATATATCAAAAACTGTACAGCGGCGAAGTTTGGTGCTATGGTAAGCCAGAAAACAAGAGAAGATCAGTTTGAGGCCTTTATTATCGATGCCCACGGTGGTCGAATTAGAGAAATTGGTACCGGTGTTCTTCCTCGTGTGCAGTATACAAAAGAACTCAAAAAGCATAATGTTAAAAGCAATATCACTAACCATGGCTTTCTCAGTGGTTCTGATGATGTTCCTGGCCGAGAAATGAAGTTGCGTACATGGATTAATATACGCCCAAATGGTACAACTAAGCTCCTTGTCGTTGTTCCTAGATGCCCCAATCTCTGCAGGGAATTTAATAGGTTTAAGAAAAAGACGATAAATGGCTTTGTTACAGACGAAGGTAATCGCCGTGGAAACTGCCATGCTATAGAAACACTAGAATATGCAGCGGCTCATGGATTAAAATATGTTAAGCCCCGAACAAAGAAAAAAACATCAACCGCTATAAAACAAATACTAAACGGACGAAAGAAGCGCAGCGCACAAAGAAGAGCAAGAAAGCGTGGTCTTAGTCCTGACTTTATTAACCTAGGCCCTCAAGGAGAGTAGTAATGAATAATCCCATTACCGAAGAAATGTATAACACATCTTTAGATTTTGATATGCCCAAAGTGTTGGAAGGCACCGCAGTTTTCTTTCACGCAGCCCACAATACTAACGAACCAAGACTAGCTTGGATCGTAAGAGTTTCCAGAACAGGACGTAATGTGATGTTGCGGACTGCAGATGGTAGAGTGTTTGAAGGTGTAAGGCATGTCGATGACCCAAAACTTGAATGGAACAATGACCATAGAGAAAACGGGTCATGGGACTTTTCGGATGAATGGAAGCGATTGGAGAAAGAACGCCAAGAGCTTAAGTCTAGAATCGAAGCTCTTGAACATACGGCAGCTAAGACAGTCAGCCGTAGACGCAAGAAAAGCGAATCCACTACATCCTAAGATATACCCTCCAAAGGAATAACCATGGAACAGCATAGTGAACAAAACCATCCATTCAGGCCTATAGTGTCTCAATGGATGGAGAAGATAAAGCGTGCTAAAGACCAGAAGCGTGAGCGTTTCGGGAAATACGCCAAAGAAGCTATGCAGTTCTTTGATGGCTCCCATGATTTCATGTGGAAGGGTGAATACGCAAAAGGTGATGAGGGCTTTCTTCAGAAGGGAGTCAAAGGAGCTCTCCCCACTTTTCGCATGACAGTCAATAGAGTGTTTGAGGCCGTTGCGTTATTTGGCCCTGTGCTTTATCACCGAAATCCAACAATCCAAGTTACACCCAAGGTTCTGCCCAAGATAGAACCAGCGATGCTTGGAGTAGATCCTCAAGATCAGCAAAGCGTGCAGCAGGCACAGCAAGTTATCTATCAGCAGGATCAGCAAGACTTCACTAAGCGTAACTACGCTAAACTTAAAGAGCATTATCTCAACTGGCTTCAGCAGGAAACCGACAAAAAAGAACAAGCACGAATGGCTATTAACGAGGCCATTATTAAAGGCATGTCTTTCTTGTGGACAGAGATGGTTCAGGCACAAGGTTCTGCAATACGAAAGCCTAGAAGCGTTTACGTTTCGGTTGATGATGTAGTCATCGACCCAGATGCCCAATACTGGGATGATGTACAGTGGATTGCTAGAAGGGTTGTCCAGCCTTTATGGAAAGTAGAGAGGGAGTATGGCCTCGAAGATAGGATTCGCGGAAATAAATCCTCAGCCAACAAGCAAGCTGAGATAAAAGCAAAAAATAGAGAAGACTCTGAGTCGAAAAGAAAAGGAGAGTCTTACGATCTGATTGAATACTGGCAAGTTTATTCAAAGGGTGGATTTGGGAATCGGCTGCGAAAAGGCGGCATTACTAAAGACATCGAAGAGAACTTTGATTACGAACAGTTCGGGGATTTTTGTTATATCGCTGTTTGCGATGACTGCCCTTTTCCTTTGAACATGCCTCCCGAAGTGTTGACAGCAGATCCCGAAGAAATGTTCATGCGATCTCAATGGCCTATTCCATTCTGGACGGATGGTGGTTGGCCATTTAGCAAGCTGCACTTTTACGAAAAACCAAAAGAGGTCTGGCCTATTTCATTGATTAAACCTGCGATTGGGGAATTGCGGTTTGTGAACTGGTGTATGTCATTCCTTGCTGACAAGGTAGCAGCTGCTTCTACTACCTATGTAGCTATCGCTAAAGCGGCTGGAGCAGAGATCCAGGATCAGATCAAATCTGGCATGGGGCCATACACAGTAATCGAAATTAGCGAGATATTTGGACAGCGTGTATCAGATGTAGTTTCTTTTCTCGATGCACCTGCATTTAATGTAGACATCTGGAGAATGGTGTCTGAAGTATTAGACCTGATAGATAAGCGTACAGGGCTCACAGAACTCCTATACGGCCTTTCAGGAGGTACGCAGATACGTTCTGCCACAGAAGCTGATGTACGCAACCAGAACGTGTCAGTGCGTCCTGACGACATGGCAAGTAGAGTGGAAGACTGGCTTAGCCACTGTGCCATGAAAGAGATGGAAGCTGCTGAATGGTCATTAAGCGGACAGGACGTTCAACCTATTCTTGGTGATGTCGGTGCGTTAATCTGGGAACAGCGAATACAGTCGCAAGAATTTGAGCGCACTGTAATGGATTTTGATTATAGGATTGAAGCAGGATCTGCTCGTAAGCCTAACAAAACAAATCGTGTTCGTCAGCTAAATGAATTTGGCCAGATTGTAATGCCAATGCTACAGCAATTCGTCCAGATGGGGATTGACCAGCCTTACAACTCATTTGTACGGGATTGGGCTAAGGCTAACGAGCTAGATGCTGAGCCTTACTTAATCAATATGGCTGAAATAAAACAGCAGGAAGAACAAGCACAGCAAGGTAAACCTAATCCAGAAGAGCAAGCTCAGCAGATGCAGCAACAAATGCAACAGCAGCAGATGCAAATGGAACAGCAGAAAATGCAGATGGAGATGCAGGCTAAGCAAGCTGAACTTCAGATTAAACAGCAAGAAATGCAAATGAAGAAGGCTGAGTCTGAAGCAAAGCAAGAAGAAATTCGGGCTAAGCAGCGACAGGGCGATGAGTCTGCTCGTATAGCTGCTACTAAATCCCAAATAGAAAGCCAGAAGATTCAGCTCGAACAGCAAATCCATATCCAAGAAATGCGACAGGATTCAGAAAAGCACCAGCAGGAGATGGCTCAGGAAAGAGAGCGTCACCAAATGGAGCTTGAATTCATGAAAGCAAAGAGTGAAGCAGAAAGACGAAAGGCCCAACAGACCAATGACTCATAAAGATTACGAACGGTATCGCAAGCAGTGTGAAGAAGCAGGTAGGGTAGATTTCTACGAACATTTAATATCTGAAGGAAATAACCCTGGCTTTGCTGCTATGCTTGCAATGCAACGTCCTGCTGGAGCTAAAGGAACTGAACGAGCTTTCCTTGAAGGCCAGCAACATTGGGCGGATAGTCTTTCTCATAACTGTGCTGAAGCATTGCACAGAATTGCCAAAGAGTCTGGCATATCAACCCAAGGCAAAAAATACATCGGTGGACTAGGAAGGCCTAATGACCCAATGGCCTGGGTATCTACTCAAGATGATGTCCGTACAGCACTTAAAGCTAAAGGGCTTAGTGCTACAGGTGGTGTAAATTACAAAGCGCCTGAGCGAGAATTTAAGAAGCGAAAACGAATGGCTGATGACCTCGTCCATGAGTACACCGCAAAAGAGCTTAAGAAAGATCCTAGCCTCGCAGAAGCTGTTAGAAAAAATCCCGAGAAACTAAAAGAGGTTAAAGAAAAAGTCATTAACAAACATACCAAAGGAAAGAAATAATGGTTAATCCAATCGGAATGCCTATCGGTGGCTCCCCTATGGGGCCACACGGAATGCCCCCGCAGCACCCCGCTATGCCCACTATTCCTATGGATGCCTTGCCTCCAGGTATGACTCCACAGGGAGCAATGCTTGCTCAGCCTTCAGGAATTATACAGCCTACGCCTAACGACATAATGATGGCTAAGATGGCGGCTACTCGTGCAAGACTGGATGAAATAAGACGACTTCAAGCTGAGGGGCGGGATCAGGCAATAAGGGAAGCAGGC